GTCCCCAGGCATAGGCGCATTTGCGCAGACCGGGGGGAGTGTTTGCGCAGGTCAGACGCTTAATCTACGTGTATGAAGTTCCCGTGAGCATCGAATGCGAAGCCATCGCGCGTGCAACTCTGCGTGTAGCCATGAAGTCTTGCATGGCACTCGCGGCAGACGCACTCTAGGTTGTCGATGCCGTAGGCTTTGGCTGGGTCATCCACGTTCGCAGGCGTGAGCTCGTCAATGTGATGCACGATCTCAGCGACCGTGACGCGACCTCGCTTCCTGCACTCCACGCAGAGCCCGTGGTCACGCGCCCATGCTGCCTGCCGCACACGTTCCCATTCGCTCGTATGGTAGATGTGCTTGGAGAATTCCTTAGCCATAGAGGAACCGCGCTTCCCTGTTGCTCTCGACCATCCAGCGCCAATCCTCTTCGGTCGGCTCTTCGGTCGGTCGCTCTCCCCTGCGCACATGCGCTGCAGCCTGCGCGGGAATCTCGAGCGGTTCGCCTGTTGCGTAGCTCTTGACAACGCAGGCGCAGAGCATGGCCTTAGCCATCTCAGTCGTGTAGCGTGCCGCGATGTTCGCCAACTGCTGCAGCTTCATAGGTTGTCCCTTGGTAAAGGAAAAGCCCCCGAATCTTCGGAGGCTTTAGAGTCAATTCAAGACCATAACAACCTTAGCAGAAACGCGGTACACAACGCTAGCTATCTGCCAAAACTCTCAAATCGTATCCATCCAGAGCCGTTAGAGCCCGATAAGCACGCCGCCTGCACCACTGTGCGCCATCCCTGCTGTCTGGCCTAACCATCTCGTCTGCGACCTGCCGCCACGAATACCCGAGAAGGTAGTAACCGGTAATGCAATCAGCATCTGCCGAGCAGCGCACCTTTGCCAATCCTCCCCTGCCGCTCTTGCCGTAGAGAACATCTGTCGCACGCTCGAGCTCGGAGGTCAGCTTGATACGTGCGATCTCGAGGTCTGTCTGCGCTTCCACGAACGCGAGGATGGCATCTACCCCATCGCCTACGGTGCCGTGTCCCGTTGCCTCGTACTTCTGACCATGTGCGCCCAGCGTCAAGCGCATCGCTTCGAGATCGGCCTGCGCACGTTCTACCCGAAGCACCTGCCAACGGATTTCCTCGAACCAGTCACGCGCAAGCATGGCTGCTCCAAGAGTTTTCAACATTGCCCGCCGCCGTAGAGCAGACAAGACAGTTATAGACAAGACAAGACAAGACAATAGCGTGACGCATAGCGATTCGCTTAGCGTGGCGCTTAGCGTGACGCATAGCGTAGCCGCTGGCTGAATGGTTAGATTCTTTATCCATCGAGCCGCCTCCTGTTGGTCTTCCAAGCGCCGAGCTTCTTTTGCGCCACGGTCTCTGCGTAGACAAAGGCATCGGCATTGATGCGCTTAATCGAGACGCGGTGCATCTCATCGAACCACTCGCGGTTGATGAGGTCGGCATCGTAGAGCCGCTTCACGAAGGTCATGCACTCTTCCTGGCTCATGTCGCAGAGACAGCCCATATCGCTTGTGAGCCGCCGCCAACCAGCCTCATCGCCCACGTCGTAGTAGTGGTGCCTGCGGCCTGTAAGAAGCTCCACGAGAAGCCAGTACAGGCCGTAGTAGGCCATGCCGTAGGTGTTGGCTAGGCGGTAAAGCGCCTCGTCATCATGCGCCTGCGTGTCGTGCTTGATGTACTTCACCGGCTCTGATTGCGCTTCATCGAGGAAACGCTCGTATGCCTGGGCTTCTTCTGCGGTCATGGCTACACCTTGAACTGGAACGAAAGCTGATAGGTCGTGTTCGGCTCGATGCGCTCGGTGAGCTCGCAGCCGCACACAGGGCAATACTTGACCTCGCGCCATCCCTCATGCGTCATGCGGTTGAGCTGGGTGACGCAGCAGCGCGTGCGGAAGTATGCGGTGCAATTGAGGCAGATGTAGCGGCCATGCCGCTTGATGTAGCGCCCTGGCTTACGCCATATTTCCCAGCTCATGCAAGATCACTCGCCCTCATAATCTCGATGCCACATGCCTGCGCGACCATCATCTCGAGACGTGCGCCCTTGCTTTCGTCTGCGCCCTCGAGCGCGATCAGCACATCTGCATCGAGCAGCGCACGCATGTCGTGCTGCATGAACTTTCCGCGCGGCCAGTCGGGCATCTTGTCCTTGATGCGGAAGTACTCGCACGGATTGAAGACCCAATCAGCGCCGTTGTCGTAGGCAGCGGATTCTGCTTCTGCGAAAGCGGCACGGTTGAGGTCGGGCTTGCCGTCCATAGGCCCGGAGAGGTAGACGGTCTTTAAAGTGAGCATCGCCTACCTCCTTAGAACGGAATCTCTTCGTCGTAGACAGCCACAGGCTGCGGAGCGGAGTAAGGCACCTGCGCCTGCTCCTGCGCTGGCTCCTGCTGGGTCTTCTGCGAACTGCTCATAAGGTCAAGCTGCTCGACAACGATCTCGACCTTGCTGCGCTTGCCGCCATCCTTTGCTTCCCAAGAGCTGTAGCGCAGCTTGCCGTCGATGGCCGCATGCTGGCCTTTGCGAAGGTGCGGCTCGATGGCATCGGCATAGTTGCCGAAGATGACGCACTCGAAGAAGTTGGGGCGATCTTCCCACTCGCCCGTCTGCTTGTTCAGAACGCGGTCGTTCACGGCAATGCCGAAGTTGACAACGGTGCTGCCAGCCGTGGTGGCGCGTTTCTCAGCATCCCTTGTAAGGTAGCCGGAGATGCTAACTGCATTGATGTTCACGTTTCCTCCTAATCCATGATTCGAGAATGGCGATGGCGGCATTAGCCTGCTCGTAGGTCATCACGCCATCGCCCTTTTGTCCGAGTGATTTGAGCGTCTTGGTTGCCATCAGAGCATCGGCAACTTCCTTGTTCGTTCTGCCGGTGATGCGGGAGAAGCGAGTAATCAAGGTGATGATCTTAGTCATCTGCAGGCACGTCGGCTCCACCTGGTTCCTCCTGGTTGCTGTCGTGCTTGCCCGTCTTATGGCTCAGAAGCTTCTCGATGCGCTCAACGCGGCGCTCGAGCACGTCAAGCCGCTCCAAAGGCTCCTTGTTGACAGCCCAGTAGACGAACTCCCTGGCATAGAAGTCTTCTTGGGTAATGCCGTTCTTGTGAGCGTCAACCCACTCTTTGAGGTCGGATACAGCCGCCCATAGGTCAACGATGCTCTGCTCTATCTCGCTCTGGTCGATAGCGCCCGTCCTCATCGCTCGACCGAACTCAACGCCGCGCATGTAGGCATCCGTAACGTCTTCTAAGCGACTTTCGGGATAACGCCTGTTCAGCTTGATTTCGCTCATTTCTTCACTCCCCATGCGCAGAAGCCGTCCGGCTTTACCATGTCGGTATTCCACCTGTGACACCACCAGCCGCTGCGGTACTCGTGGTCGCTCTGGTCAACGGCAAAACGCTTGCAATCCTTGCAGCGCACGATTCTCCCGACTACGCCGCACGTGCCATCGGTTTTGATGATCGTTTCCTTGCCGAGCACGTAGGCCGAAACGATGAGCTCGCAATGCTCTTCCATCTGGAAGTCAGCGGTACTCATACCTCCACCTTCCTTCCGCATTTGGCGCAGTACAAAGGCCAGCCCATCTCTGTCTCGCCGATATAGCCAGCGCCGCCGCTCGGCACGTTCAACGTCGTTGTGCATCCGCACTCTTCGCAATGAAGCATGGGCATCTGGCCTTGTATGTGCGCGATAAGGTTTCTGCACTCTCCCCTTCCCACCGTGGCCTCGATTGCCTGATCGGGAGTGAGAAACACCGCTTGAACCGCGAGGCTCCCATTCTCTCTCTCGATAACGAACCAAGAGGTGTCCCCGACTTCAAACCACTCTCGGTCAGTCATTCCGTGCGTGCGGTACTCCACCCCTCGCTCGTCCAGCAAATGGCGCATCTTATCGGTCGCGGTCATTCTTTCACCACCTTCCTGCCACACCACGGACAATAATCAGGACGGTCATCAAATGGGTTGACCATGCTATGCCCGCAGCTCAGCGAAAAGCCGAACAAGTCTCCTATTTTCTTCGCTGCCTTCACGTGACACTCTCCCCTGTCCAGCGTGGCCTCGATTGCCTGCTCGGGCGTGAGGTAGCCCATCGAGACGCACATCGCGCCGTCGTTGTACGCCCATGCATGGAACCAATGCTTGCCGTCGCTAAAGCTCACGGTGCCGTCATACGTCCACTCAACCCCGCGCTCGTCCAGCAGTCGGCACAGCTCGTCGGTCGCGCTCATGCCCTCACCACCTTTGCTCCGCAGTTGGGGCAATAGCGCGGCACGTCGGCAACGCCATTCACGCTGTAGGTCGGTTCATCGAAATCATCGAACATGAGCAGCACGGTCGCTCCGCACTCGGAGCACTGCCATGCGTTGAACCTGTTATTGCCGTCGTGGCACTCTCCCCTACCCAGCGTTGCTTCGATAGCCTGTGCCGGTGTCATGGAGCAGTTGAAGATCGAGATGCAGCCGTCCACTTCCTTAGCCCAAACCTCTTTGAACCACGGAGATTTCCAGATAGTCCACTCGACCTTGTTTGTCACGGATATGTCAGTGCGCCACTTCACATGACGCTCATCGAGCATCGAGCGCAGCTCGTCAATTGCCGTGCTCATGCGATCACTCCCCTCTCATCCATGCGCTTGAACGCCCTAGACAGCGTGCGCTCGCTTACCTTGTAGCGGCCTGCCAGCACCTTCAAGAGCACGCCGCGCTCGTAGGATTGCCGGGCTTCGAGCACTTCCCAATCGCTCAAGACGTAGCAGAGCGGTGTCGGGTTCTTTGCGGTCATCCGACAATCCTCCTTCCGCATCTTGGGCAGTATTCGAAGCCGAGCAAGCGCCCGTCATCGACGCACTTGCCGCATACCGAACACATGAAATCGAAGTCTTCCTGCGTGTTCTCACAAGTTCGCGCTTCATCATTGAGGCGCTTGATGATTTCGCGCAGCTTTTCGATGTGCGACCAGCCGGCGTTGGCAAGCTTGTGCATGCAGCGCGTAGGCGTGTTCGCTGCGGTATCGCCCGTTGAGTACCAGCAGAAGTAGCCGGTGCCGGTGTTGTTGGCGCTCTTGACCTCGCCCAGTTCCCAACGATCTCCGTTCGTGTAGACGAAGAGCTCGCCTGGTTCATACGTCTCACTCATAACCCAGCTCCTTCAAGACGCTCGTAACCTGCTCATACTCTTCGATGTGCCACCAATGGCGCATCTGTATGACCATCTCGTTCACCTGCGCTGCCTTGCCGCTCACGCCGCCGAGACAGCCGTTGAACCACTCGCGCTTGATGGGTGCCAGTTCTTTCAAGGTCATAGAAAGCATGCACTCCTTGACCTCGCTCCAATCGGGCTCTGCCATCTCTTCCTCGTCTTCCTCATCCCAGTAGTCGCTGAATGCGGCCTCTGACCACCCATCGGGGTAGTTGTCGGTGCGCAGGCCGTCCATTACTCTTCTCCCGGGAAAGCAATATCCTCGTCGGCCAGCTCGGGCTCGTCTGAGGCGATTTCGGCCATGATCTCGCCCGTCTCGGGGTCAACTCCCGCAGGCGCTTCCTCGGGCTCTCCTGCTGGCTCCTGCTCAGCCGTAGGCACCACGGGAGAAAGCACGGAGCTGTAGTCGGGTGTCTGCTCGTCTGCGGCAGCGGCCTCCTGCGCCACGATAGAGACGGGAAGGTACGGGAACGCCCTGCGGATGGCCGTCTTGATTGCCATGGCATCGTAGTTGGTGACCCAAGGGCCGTTGTTGCCAGCCTTGGAAGCCTTGCGCGCCGCCTCAATCTCCTTGCGGGAGAGCACGATGAAGTAATGCCCGCCGTCCTTGAAGCGCGCGATGCAGTACGCATAGGTGAGCTGGTCGCTCTTGTGCATCGGCACATGGTAGAGGTCTTCGTTGAGACCGTAGGCATAGCGGAACTCATCGCCCTCATAGACAGCGCGTGCGCTGATGCTCTCGACCTCGCCGGAGCGCCTAGCAAGGTCGATCATGCCCTTGTAGCCAAGGATGAAGGTCGCTTCCATGCGGCGCGTCTTGACGTTGCGGAACGGGAGGATGTAGGCGCGGCCAAGGCCATCGACTGCGCTGGGCTCCATGCCGAGAGCGGCGCACTTCATAATGCAGGACAACACGGATACCGTTGAGCACTCTGCCAGCTGCGGAGTTGAGTTGTAGGCGCTCATCGCAAGCTGGAACATGCGGTCTTCGCTCATGTGCTTCGGCATGACAGCTGCAATCTTGTGCCAGTTGGCGGCGAGAATACCCTTGAAATCCCCTGCAGGATTGGCCTTTGCGAGTGCCTTACCCTGCGTTGCGTTGGTGATCTGACCCATCTTCTGCTCCAATCAGAATCTGTACGTAATCGGTCGGCTCGTGCCAGGAATGCACGATTGCCTTTCTTGCTTCGCCCTCCACAAGGCCAACGAGCTTGTCAATCTCCGATGGCTCCTTGTGCTCTACGTAATGGGCGCGGTAGATGCGTGCCTTTAACTGCTCCCCCTCCATCACAGCTCCTTGATGCGCAAGCCGCCGTTGCGCGATTCGGTTTTGGAATATTTGGCGAATACATCGGGCGCGTGCTCCTTGAGCGCCTTTTGGTCGAGCACTTCGCGCTCGCTTCTGACCCACGTGACCTTCGCAACGTCGGTGATAATGCCCTTGGCATCTCCGATGGCGGCAATCAGCTTGGTCGCGGCCTCGGTCTTGTCTGCGTGCGCCTGCTTCTCGCGCTCGGCAGCGTCTTGGTAAGCGGATACGGCAGCGTCAACATCGGGGTCGATGAGCTGCTTGAAATCGCCGCTGGCAGCGCCGTAGTACTCAGTGAGCGCCGCCGCTTCTCCGGCTGTGCCGACAACCTGCGGCATGACCTTGGGAATGACGTAGTTGAGCCAGAAGTCATCGACTGCCGCCTGCACTGCAGCGCCGTCTTCCTGGTCGTAGTCCACGCGGAAGCACTTGAACTCGCAGGTGTCGCGGAAGAACACGGCAACGTCAGCAAACGGTCGGTTGGTGACCTGCATATAGTGCATGATCTGCGTGAGGTAGTACGCAGGCACGCCCTCTTGCCAGTCGGTGGCGGTGCGTGCCGTCTTGATCTCGAGCACTCCCCACACAAGGCCATCCTTGACCTCGTAATCGAGCGATGCCTGCGCCCATGGGCGTTTAAGGCTCTTGCAGATGGCGTTGACACGCCGCACGGTGCGGTCGGGGTACTGCTCACGGTACCAATCGCCTATGACGGGCTCCATTATGTTGCCGAACTCCACATAGGGCTTGCCGCTCAAGTCTGCAGGCTCGATGCGGTCTGTCTTCTCGAGCCACAGCTGCGTTGCGGTCTTCCACGGTGAAAGGCCCATGATGGCTGCGACCTCAGAGCCGCCCACGCCATGCTTGCGCTGCTCAAGCCACTCGTCATCTGATTCGCAGCGTACCAGCGTAAAGAACTGGTTCTCGCCTGTAATCGGCATTATGCGCTCCTTAGAACGGTAATCTCGATGCCCGGATTC